TATGGTGTCCCGGCTGTAGCGGTCCGTTTGCTCTGCGCTCTGGTTATAGGCCACCCATCCGGCGTTAAGCCTGTCGTAGCCTCCGGCGTCATAGTGGCGTTGTTCGTCCAGGTACTGCCTCCAGGCTTCCCGCCTGGCTCCGGCTGCTGGGGAAATAAAGCCGATAATATTGTCTAATACGTTTCCCACTTCTTTCCCTCCTATCTCCGGTCAAATACTGCGACGTAGCAATCGTCCAAAAAGCCCGGCGTACTTCCTGCGACCTGTGCCATAAGGTCGTTCTTAATCTTGTATAATGTGTTAAGGTCTGCCCGGTTAAGCTGCCGGGAGCCTATCTTGTAACTTTGCCCGCCTACGCATATAGCGTAAATAGCGTTATTTACTTCGGTAAGCATTTCCTGCGCTGTCATCTGTTCGTCCACCCGGTTCCCTCCTTCCTACTGTAGCCAGCCTTCGTTCTGGTTTATCCATTCTTCCTCCGGTGTGTACTGCTCTTTCTTCGGCTCCTGCGGTTCCTCCTGTATGTTCTGCAAGTGAAGCATACGGACGCCCAGGGTATCTGCTGCCGCCATGGCGTAGACTTCCGCGTCTAAATAATGGTTGTCCGCGTGGCTATGCTTCGGCACCCATTCAAGCCGTGGCTTGCTGTTTCCGTTCTTAACAAGGATTTTATGCTCTGCCGTTACCTGCTCGGCGTATTCCTCGTCGCAGCCCTTGTATACCATCCAGCTTCCGCTGCCGTTCTTCCGGTGCATCCTGCTGGCGATCATGTCCTTATACTTGCCTCCGTCAACGATAACAAGGTCCATTCCGTAAGCCTTGGAAGCGTCCTTATTGACGGTACTCAGCTTGAAATGGCTCTGCATGGGGTTGCTGGAACCTTTGGCCGGCTTCGCCCATTCTGCGTTCAAAGCGCAAAAGTCGTATACGGAGTCGGCCTCGTAGCCGGAGTCTATGAGGCATAGGTTTACTATTGCAACGGCTCCGGACTCCGTCCTATATTCAAGGTTCATGATCTGCTCAACCTCCGAAAAGCTGTAAGCCTGCCCATGGGCTATGTTCTGGCTGGTTAAGAAGTCGCCCCAGGCTCTTATGGTCCAGTAAACGCTGTTTTCCTGTACGTCTACGCCTGCGGTAAGCAGCTTCGTCCAATCCGGCACGGTAAACTCTGTAAGCTCCGTCTGCCGTTCCATAACAAGGTCTTTGCTGGTCTTTAGCTTGGTATCTTCCCACGGCTCCGCAAGCCAGGAGTTTACGAAGTTCTGTAGCTTCTCCGGGTCTGCCTTGCTGTCCATAAATTCCTTCGCAATTTCGGAAAACCGGACGAAGGGGCTGTAAAGCGTATTGATCCAAAAGCAAACCTTTTTTACAAAGCGGGTCGTCTGCCTTACGACTTCCCAGTGTCCCTTCTTTACTGCCTGCTGCTTCTGGGCGTCGGTGATAACGCATCCGCACTCCTGGCAGACGTAAAAAGCAAACTCCGCCCGGTCTGCGTCGCTTAAGCCCTCCGAGTCGTCTATCGGCTCAAAGTTCCCCAGCTTCTCCTTTATGGCGTCCTCGCCGTATGCGTCCACAAGGTCCTTATCTTTCCCCGGCCACTTAAGGTTGTCAAAGCGAAGCTCTATAAACTCCCCACAATGCGGGCAAGGTATGAAGTAATGCTTTTCGGCGTCGGCTCCTTCCTTGGCTTTCCAGATGTGGTTCGTCCTTATGGTCGGGGTGCTGGTCATATAGACTTTGCTGTTTCGGAAAGTCTTTGTACGCTCTTTCGCCAGGCTGATCGGATCCGCCTCTTTCTTGCTGGCTCCTGGGTACTTGTCCACCTCGTCAAGAAAAAGGTATTTCATGGCGAAGGAAGCAAGCCCGGAAGGGCTGTTACTCCAAACGAGCTTTATAAACATATCATCAAAGTCAAGCTCTAAGTTGCTGCTGTTCTTATCAAATTTTTTATAAAGTGTCGAAGCTGCCTCTATCATGGGTCTGATTCGCTTCTCTGAAACGCTGCCGGCCATGGTTTCCGTAGGGTATACAACTTCTACGGGGGACGGGTCCTGCTGGATAACGTAGCCCAGCATATTAAGCTCCGCTTCGGTTCCGCCGCACTGGGTAGGCTTGCAAAAGTCTATTTCTTCCGTTTCCGGGTTTAGAAACTCGTCCATAATGCCTACCAGGTACGGAGTCCGGTCGTTGCTCCATGGCCCCGGCTCTGCGCTGGTCAGGCTGGAAAGCACCCGGTATTGTTCCGCCCACTCGGATACTGTCATATCTTCCGGGGGGTTCAAGTATTCAAGCGCGGATTTCTGGTATGCCTTGCACTCGTATTTCCGGAGCCGTAGCTGTTTAGGTTTTTGCACGGTGCTTCCCCGGCTTTTCTTCCCCCGGCTCCGGTGTATATCCGGCTACAACAAAAGCCCGAAGCATACGCTTTACTTCTGCGCTCATTTCCTTCTCCGCCTTGCGGGCTTCCAACGGCTCCAGCTTGTCGCTTACTATGCTTACAAGCCGGGACGGTATGCCCATAGCAAACCGTTTGAAGGAAACAAAAAACTTTTGATAGTCTAAGGCTACTTCCTCAACGTCTATATATTTTCCGGCGGCGATCTCTGCCCTCATGCGGTGCATCTCACCCTGGCTCTCCTTCAAGGCGATTTCCGCCTCCAGCTTCTGCTGCCTTAACTCCGTTTCCTTTTCGGACTTGCCCTTGCCGTATGCCTTGTCGGACAAATACTGAATATATGTTTTAATGGTCGGTACAAGCTCGTAACGCCTGCCCTCCCCTGGGACTTCGTCCGTCTTTATGATGCCCTCCTGGGTAAGCTGCTGCACCCTGCGGACGGAAACTCCGAAAATCTGGGCTATGATCTCAACCTTTACGAACTGGCCGCCGCTTGCTTTTTCTTCTGCCATTATGCTTCGCCCTCCCTCACTCTTACGGCCTTCTGGCCGGTGTATTCTTCCCAACGGTCTATAATAATATCGCAGTACTTTTCGTTAAGCTCCATAAGGTATGCGCTGCGGTTAAGCTGTTCGCAAGCGATCAGCGTCGTGCCGCTCCCTCCGAAAAAGTCAGCGACCGTGTCGCCGTACTTGCTGCTATTTGTAATAAGCCGGCCGAAAAGCGCCACGGGCTTCATGGTCGGGTGCATATCGCTCCGGGCTGGCTTCTTTTCGTACAAGACCGACGTGTTCTCCTGCAGGCGTTCCCGGATGCCCTCAATGTAGGCGACAAGCTCCGCTTTCTTCATGGCTGAAAAGTCTATATCATCTTCTATGAAAACGGTATCTTGTCCGCGCCCTCCGCCGAAGTAATGACCGCCGCCCTCCTTCCAGCCGTAAAGGATAGGCTCATGCCGCCAGTGGTAATCCTGCCGCCCTATGACGAACTGGTTTTTTTCCCAGATCAATGTCTGCGCCTGGTAAAAGCCAGCCTCCTTCATGGCGGTTCGGAAGTTTATACCCTCGCTGTCGGCGTGGAAAATGTAAACCGAACAGCCGGGGCGGGCTGCTTCGTTGAAATTACAAAACGCCTTATACAAGAAACTGTAAAAGGCGTCGTTGCTCATCCGGTCGTTCTGGATCTCGTTATTTGTCCGGGTGCGGTTCCGCTTATAGGAACGCTCCAGGCTCTTGTCTTTGGTTTCGTAGTCTACGTTATACGGCGGGTCGGTGATGATAAGGTCCGCCGTCGTTCCCTCCATCAGCCGCTCAACGTCGGAAAGGTCCGTAGCGTCCCCGCACATGAGGCGGTGGTTCCCCATCTGCCAAATATCGCCGGGGCGTGTCCGAACCTCCTTAAGCTCCTTCAGCTTCTTGTCCGGGTCGTAGCCGTCGTCATTCGCCTCCTGGGTAAGCTCAACGGCTGCAAATAGCTTTTCGATCTCGTCGCCTCCGAAGCCTGTAAGCCCCACGTTATAGTCTGCCTTATCTAAATCTATCAATAGATCCTTTAAGGCTGCCTCGTCCCATTCTCCGGTTATTTTGTTCAAGGCAATATTGAGAGCCTTTTCCCTGGTCTTGTCCATCTCAACCAGAATACAGTCCGCCTCCGTATAGCCTAAATCAAGCATAACCGTGCGCCGCTGGTGGCCGCCTATGATGGTATTGTCTGCGTTGATAATAATCGGGTCAACGTAGCCAAATTCTTCTATGCTGGCGGCTATGCGCTGGTACTCCGGGTCGCCCGGCTTTAATGCTTTTCGCGGATTATATTCCGCTGGTTTAAGGTCTGCAAGCTGTCTTTTTACCAGCTCCATAGTCCGTTTCCTCCTTCCGGTTCTGCCCTTGCGTAACGAAAGGCAAAATTTTTTTTCGATTTTATCGCCAAAAATACCGCGCCTTCCCCGCCCCGCAGGCCGTGTGTGGCCTGGTAAGTACCTACTGCGAGAAGCGCGGGCGGGCTTGCTGAACAGCGTAGCCAGGGGCTTGCCCTGCCGCCCTCTCTCTTTGCTTGCGTTGCTTCGGTGTGGTGCTGTATTCCTTGCCCTCTCTGCTTCAATGCCTGCCTGTGCTGTGTGTGCCTGTGCCTGCGCTATGCTATGGTACTATGTGCGCCTATGCCTTGGGTCGTGGTGCTGTGCCTCATGCTCTTGCTGTGCGCTGTGTATGCTGTGCTTATATGTATGCAATATAATAAGCCTATATAATGCCCTGCTATATGGGTATATAGGCTATAAAAATAGGGCTTGCTGTAGGCTTAATATATGGGGGGTATGCTATTTATTTTTCGTTCATGCTACTATACTAACACACTTAATAGTGCAATGGGGTGCAGACTTAAAAAATCTCCGAATCCTTGTAAATACTGGACTTGCAGGCTATATTTCCTTAAAAACAATGCAACGTTCTGTTGTATTTCCTCCATCCTTCCAAATCGTCATGGAATAATTTATTTTCCCGTGATTATCTGATGCCATAATATATCCGTTTTGGTACAGCCATTTTCGGAACTTTCTGGCAGATATTCCGTGCCCTGCGCAAAAATCGTTAAACTGCCTGCACGTCACCATGCTCCGGCCTTTGCGTTCCCATGCCGCTACCTTCAGCTCCTCTATGTATTCCTCAAAAGTTTCATCTTCTTCTGTGCTTGAAAATTTCCATTCTGCCACATTCTCCGTACCTGGGGCTGAAAGAAAAACCTCCGGCATTTGTATACCAAACTGCCTGAACATGGCATCCATCATCTCCGAAATGTCATTTGCAGTGCAACCCCGTCTCTCCATAATTTTCTGCTGCATACGCACAAGGTTCACAATCTCGCCAACACTCGTTGCTTTCGTATCATATGCGCTGCGCCCCGGCATCTCGTAATACCCTGTTTTCCGAAGTGCTGGAAGGACTTCGCTTGTTACCCAGTGCTTGAACCGCTTTGCGGATTCCAGCTTGCTGCCGAAGATGAGGGAATATAAGCCGGATTCGTTGATGATGGTCATTGTCTGCTCTCCTGAGGGGGTCGCGATTCGCGACTCCCCTTTATCTTCGCTATCAATGTGCTTGTAAAGTGCATCTCTGTGGTTACTGTACCCCAACGCCACCGCAACGTCCTTACCAACAAACCACGGCTCCCCGTCAATAGTTACCGTCCTTACTTGTCCAAACTCCTCATTCTCAAAAATCTGTAAATTATTCATGCCTGTTTCCTCCCTTCCGCCCGCGTCGCTTTCATGCCCTGCATATACCCGAAGCGGAAGCCTTTCACGACCATGTCGTAAGAAGTCCGGCTTGTATTTACGATATCCTCTATATTCTTCGGCCAAATGTCATACCTGCTGTTTATATTGCTGTTTGCCTGCTCTATTAGCTGTGTCGTGTTTACTATTCTTCCCATGAAAAGTCCTCCTTCAAAATTTTTATTGAACGAAGCTCCCTGCCGTGATAGAATATTTCACGGAGGGAAACCTCTGGAACTAATAGAAGTTGTAAACCTTGGTCGGGGAGCAACTTCTATTTTTTTATGTCTGACCGCAATTTCTGAATCCCTCTACGGATAGCTTCTGCTTTTTCAACTTTTTCTTGTTCGCAATAGTCTTGTATAATCTGCAAATGTTCATTGTCCAGCCTAATAGTTATTCTATCCGCTTTTGGGTTATCAGATTTTGGTCTGCCTGTTCGTGGACTCATCTTCTCACCTCACTTTTTGTCTGCCACTAAATCAATTATATTTAATGTCTGCCAAAAAGTCAAGTGCTTTTTATACCCAGTCCTCGTTTTCTTTTATCCAGTCCTCTTCCGGTGTGTATTGCTCCGTTCTCTTCTGTTCCTGCTTTTCTGGTGTATTCTGCAAGTAAAGCCCCCTCAGCCCCAGCGTGTCCGCTGCCGCCATGGCATACACTTCACAATCCAGTAGATGGTTTTGTGCGTGGCTGTGCTTCGGCACCCATTCCAGCCTCACCTTTCCGTTTCCGACTTTTACGTTGATCTTATGCTCCGATGTTACCTGCTCGGCGTATTCGTCATCACATCCCTGATAGACCATCCAACTCCCTCGGCCATTCGGCTTATGGAGCCGCCCTGCAATCATGTCCTTGTACTTGTCGCCGTCCACAAGCACAAGGTTCATCCCATATGCCTTGGAATCCGGCTTGTTGATCTTGGACAGTTTGAAGTGGCTCATCATAGGATTGGACGATCCTTTTGTCGGCAATGCCCAATCCGAATTGTTCGCGCAGAAATCATAGGTGCTGTCCGCGTCATACCCGGAATCTATCAGGCACAATGCGACCACGAGGCGGTCCCCTCCATCCCCCTTTTCATAAGCAAGGTTCATGATGCGTTCGATCTCTGCCCATGATGCCGCCTGTCCGTGCGCAATGTTCTGGCTGGTGATGTAGTTCCCCCATGCCCGCACCGTCCAGTACAGGCAGGTTTCCTGCACATCCACGCCCCCGGTCAGCAGCTTCGCCCACTCTGGTACATACAGCGCAGGAAGATTGGTCTGCCGCTCCATCACCGTATCTGCGGATGTTTTCAGTTTCGTATCTTCCCAAGGCTCTGCC